AAGTAAAACTGCATTGCAACAGCTAGATTATGTGGATGCTTACTTTGAAAATATTACAACAAAAGTAAAAAATGCTGACATATATGCTTTATATGCTTCCGTATTTTATCCATACATCGTAAGCGGTGGTAGGATATCAAAACCAGATAGCTTCATATTAGGATCAGAGAAAAGTGCTAGCTATGCAATAACAGTAGGAGCTTGGAACCAAAGTGTAAACGATGGTAAACCTATAACTGTAGAATCCTTTAAAAAATTTGTAGACTCACTATATAAGTAATGCCATTTGTAGATTTCAATAGCTTTGAGAAGGACACGATGCTCCTTAACTCTGACAGGGTAGTCCTGAACAGTAAGGATGATTCTGTCTTCATTTTAGCCAAAAAAACTGTGGGAACATCCGCAGCAGAAGCTGTTCATTTCAACGTAGGACCAAGGGGATCTAAGGATTCAAAGTACGTCTTCATAGTAAACTCCCCTAAGATACAGCTGGGCATGGAAAGTGAAGGTACAAGCGAACCAATAGCAAAAGGAGAATCTACGGTTAAATTAATGACAGAACTTATGGATGCACTATCTGCATTCTCAACCAGTCTATCTCAGGCTACTGCGCTAGGCGTAGGAGTATCTAAGATACCTGATATAGCTGTAGCTGCCAATTTACTTAAGTTGAAGCTGGGTAGATTTAAACAGGTCTACTGCGGTCCTGATTCCCCAATAAAATCAAAAGTTACTAACTCCATATAATGGCTGACTTGCTTAACATATCACCTGAATCCGCACAAGGTAAATTCAAAAATCTATCAGATTCTATACCGAATCCACAAGAGGCTATAGACTCTGTACAGAGTAAAGTTACTAATAAGATCAATGAGATATCCGGAGCCATATCAGATCCTTTTGGGGCTATTATACAAAAGATTTTAAATAGGATAAATTCGCTGATTGTAAACATTGAGAAGAAGATAGACCAGCTTATACAGGACATAGCTAAAAAGACAGATAGTAAAGGGAGAGTAAGTATACAGGGAAATCAATTAGTTATATCCATAACCAGGGCAGACGCACAGCAGGCTGAGGAACTGAAAGCTAGGGTACAGAATAAGATACAGTCCATACAGAATACGATTACAATACTTAGGGATCTTCTAACTACCTTAATAACCATACAGACGTCTATAAACTTGTACAAAAATGTCCTAGACGCGCAAGAAGTCATTTTGAGCACAAATCCAGCCACTAAAGCAGCATTTGATGTACTTAAGAAGGGAGTGAAGATAGTGTTCTTAAAAGAGATTCTAAAGCAGTATCTGAAGCTTTTAGCTGCGCAGCTGCTTTTGAACAGACAAATAGTAGACAAACTGCTTAATAGATTCCGCTCTTTACAGGTAACGGTGAAGATACAGGACGAGGCAGACAAGGGTAACTTTGTAAGTGTAGACACAGCAGAAAACCTACTAGCAGATGATTTACTCGGAGACGCTGATTCTCAGGACTTTACGGATAATAATTTTAATAATTATATACTTAAAATAGAGAAATACGATCAAAAACAGATCATAGGAAGGGCTTATGATAAGTCTTCAGGCCTCATAAAAGCACAGACAGCCCCTAGTTATTTCTCAGGTCCTGAGGAACTTTTGGAAGAGTTAAAGACTATAATAAACGCTACCACATAAATTTCTCAATTTAATATTTATATTATATGACACAAGAAGAATTAATCCTCTTTAAAGAACTTGTAAAAGAGGCAGTTAGATCCGCTGTCAAAGATGCGGTAAGAGAAGAAGTCAATGAGATCTTGAAGAAAGAACTCAAAGAAGTCAAGCTCATTATGGCTAAAACCATTAAAGAAGTTAGGGAAACAAAAGAAGCCCCTATCTACCAATCACAGGCACAGCCTGTATCAAATCCTTCTGAATTTAAAGCTAGACTAAGAGAAGCGGTAGGATCCGATTTTGGAAGGAGACAGCAAGCGCAACCTATTATCCCTCAAATGACTCAAGAGACTGCAATGAACATGTCTGTGAACGGATCTTTGCCTAACATTGATGCACCAATTCCGTTCATCAACAAAGATTCTATTGCATGGAAAGAGATGAGGGAGAAACTATCGTAGTATGAGAAGGCGTGTAGAATATAAAATAGAAGGTAATGTTCAGACCCCGAATAGGGGACTTGGAGTAAGATTGCCTTTTAATTCTACAAACATCTTCACTGTTAACTACACAACCAAAGAACAAGTAAAAAGTAACCTGACTAATTTCATGCTTACAAACAAGGGTGAGAGAGTATTTAATCCTGAGTTCGGAGCTGATCTTAGAAACTTGTTGTTCGAACCCTCTACTGATTTTACGCAAGCTAGGGATATCTTGTTAGATCAACTAGGAGTATACTTCCCAATGATCACTGTTAACCAGCTTGATTTCTCAGCAGATGCTGAAAGGCATGTATTAAACATTAAACTAAACTATACAGTAAATAACTCAGAAGACTCTATCCTAATTCAAATAGTATAATGGCAACACAAAAGGATATAAAATATATAAACAAAGATTTTACATCGTTCAAAGAGTCTCTCATTGAATATGCAAAGAGCTATTTCCCTGAAGTGTATAATGACTTCACAGAAGCTACACCAGGAAATATGTTCATTGAAATGGCTTCTTATGTGGGAGACGTATTATCCTTTTACATAGACAAGCAAACCCAAGAGAATCTTCTTTTGTATGCACAAGACAAACAGAATCTTATTTCTCTTGCATACTCATTAGGATACAGACCTAAAGTGGTTAGCACCGCTACAGTAGATCTAGACGTATTCCAACAATTACCTGCTGTGATATCTGCTAGCATAGCTAGTCCTGACTACACATACTCATTAATTGTAAATGAAGAGACAAAGATAAAATCAGCAACTAGAAGCGATGTTGTGTTCATCACACAGGATTCAGTTGATTTTAGTTTCTCATCATCATATGATCCTACAGAGGTATCAGTATACCAAGTGAATGGTTCCACTAATCAACCAGAGTACTATCTCCTTAAAAAGAAAGTAAAAGCTGTAGCTGGTACTATCAAAACACAGACATTCACATTTGGAGCTGCTGTTAAATTCGATAGTGTAATTCTCCCAGATACCAATGTAATACAAGTGCTTGACGTTATAGACAGTGACAGTAATAAATGGTATGAAGTTCCTTATTTAGCTCAGAACACAGTGTTTGATGAGGTAAAGAACAACGAATTAAATGATCCATTCTTGTCTCAATACAATGATTCAGCCCCTTACCTTTTGAGAGTAAAGAAGGTTAGTAGAAGATTCGTCACAAGATATGATGATCAAAATAGAATGTACATAGAGTTTGGATCTGGAGTAGTTTCAAATCCTGATGAAGAGATTGTACCAAATCCAGATAACGTAGGTATGGGAACCATAGATGGTATTTCTAAACTGTATATGGCCTATGACCCTGCTAACTTTGTGTATACTCAAGATTATGGTCTTGCTCCTAGCAACACAACTCTTACAGTTAGATATCTAGTAGGAGGTGGGGTAGAAACAAATGTACCTTCTAGTGATGTATCTCAAATATTCGAGATTAATACTAGCACAGTTTCCCTTACTCCTAGTACTTTAAATCAACCTTTATTAAACTATATCCAATCTACAGTAAGATTTAATAATCCGAATCCTTCATCTGGAGGAGGAGCTGGGGACAGTGTAGAAGATATTAGATTGAAGACAATAGCTAACTTCCCGTCACAGCTTAGAAACGTGACAAAAGAGGATCATATAATCAGAGCACTGAGTATGCCTCCTAAGTACGGAACAGTAGCTAAAGCATATGTCGTGCAAGATATGGGGCTAATGGAATATGACTCTATGGATGAGTTCCAAAGCAACAACCCTCTTGCAATTAGTCTGTATGTTTTATCATATGATTCAAACAAGAGACTCACAGAAGCATCAAGAGCAATAAAAGAAAATCTTAAAAACTATATATCAGAGTATAAAGTTTTGACAGATGGAATAAGTATTAAAAATGCTTACTATATAAACATCCGAGTAAACTTCGATATCGTAGTGCTACCAGCGTTTAATAGTAGAGAAGTTTTAAATAACTGTCTAACCGAAGTAAAAGCGTATTTCGATATAGACAAATGGCAAATAAACCAACCGATAATTTTATCAGAAGTATACAATTTAATAGGTTCTGTAAAAGGCGTTCAAAGCGTGACAAAGGTTGATATTGTGAACAAGTATGGAGTTGCTGATGGTTACTCTCAATACGGATACGATATCAAAGGGGCAACAAAAAATAATATTATTTATCCTAGCCTTGACCCGTCAATCTTTGAAGTGCGTTATCCAAACAATGATATATACGGAAGAGTAGTAACTTATTAAAAACTAATGTATGAATTTGGATAAACTTAAAGGACATGTACCTGACAGCGTGCTAGCTCAGATACCTGGAATTAAAGACAAGTTTGAACTCAACACACCGTTGAGATTGGCTCACTTCCTTGCACAGTGCGGACATGAGTCAGCAGGATTTAAAGCAATTCAAGAGAATTTGAATTATGGTGCTAAAGGTCTTCGTGGAATATTTGCAAAATACTTCCCAACAGATGCTATAGCAATGGAGTATCAAAGAAAACCAGAAAAGATTGCAAACCGTGTTTATGCATCACGTATGGGTAATGGTGATGAGAAGTCTGGTGAGGGGTTCAAGTTTCGTGGACGTGGCTTCATCCAACTCACCGGAAAGCAAAACTACACTGCATTCTCTAAATCAATAGGAGAAGATTGTGTAGCCAACCCAGATTTAGTAGCAACTAAATATCCTTTGGCAAGTGCAGCATGGTTCTTCCATAAAAACGGTCTGCATAAAATAGCAGACGAAGGTGCAAGCGATTTAGTAGTTACAAAAGTTACCAAGAGAGTGAATGGTGGAACCATTGGTTTACCAGATCGCATCAAACATTTTAAAGAGTATTACAGTTTATTACAAGCATAAGAAATGGCAGTATATAAAATATTCGCAGAAAAGGACACGACGCTCTACTCAGACTATAATACTCTGAATGCAGGGTTAGATCCTATTTTGGAGCTCAGTAAAAAGACTAGCTTAAACTATGCTAGCCAATCTACTGCTGCTAGAATATTGATCAAATTTGCCAACGAGGACATGAATGATGTTGTAAACACTTATATTACAACAGCATCGTATAGTGCTTCTTTGAAGTTATATTTAGCAGATGCAACTGGATTACCAACAGATGTTACAGTTGAAACTCTTATAGTATCTGGATCTTGGGATATGGGAACAGGACATTTCGGAGATGTGCCTATCCCTACAGATGGTGCTTCTTGGAAGTACATGAAAAGCGGAGGAAATAATCCGTGGAAGATAGCGATGTTCCCAGTTGGGGTAACCGCTTCTTATACTGAAGAAAACAGAGGAGGTGGAAACTGGTACACAGGATCTAGCTCTACTCAGTCTTTTGGTGTGTATACTCCTAAAGATTTGAATCTAGATGTTACCAGCATGGTAAAAAGCTTCCTATCTGGATCAGTAGCAAACTCTGGATTCATTATCAAGGTATCTGGATCATTAGAGTTTGACCCAGACTATAACTTTACCCTAAACTACTTTAGTAGAGATACAAACACAATATATCCTCCTGTTCTGGAATTTAAGTGGGATGATTCCAAGTATAATACCAGTGGATCTACATATTCTGGTGTAGGAGGCCCTGATATCAGAATCTCCCTAGCAAACAATAAAGGAGAATTCAATCAATACGAAATTCATAGGTTTAGATTGAATGTAAGAGATCAGTTCCCAGTGAGAACCTATGCTACCTCTTCAATATTCACCACTCAAAAGTTCCTTCCATCAGCTTCTTATTACGCTATAAAAGATGTCAAATCAGATACCACTGTGGTGGATTTTGACAACAGCTTTACTAAGATAAGTGCAGATACAAATGGAAACTACTTTGATATCTATATGTATGGGTTGGAGCCTGAGAGATATTATAAACTATTAATAAAAACAGTTATAAGCGGATCTACTTTAGTATTTGATGATCAATACTTCTTTAAAGTTACGGAATAATGGCTATTGTACAAATCAAGAGAAAGATATATGGTAAAAACACATTTACCAATGTTGTGGACCCTTCCTTTACAGAACTAGTCCCACAAGATGGTGCTGTTGATAATACGCAAGAAGCTACCATAACTACTTTTTTTGACAACTACGATACTTTGTTCTATGATATACCAGCTAGTGGATCCGATCAATCTCATTTAGAATTGGTCAGAAGAAGTGGGGAATATCTTGGTATAAACATAGATGATCTTAGAGAAGAAATAAATAATTTAAGAGAAGAAAACGTATCTTTGAAAACTCAATTGATAACCAAAATTAATACAGGGGCTTAATGGTAGTATCGGTAGAAAGGTTGAATGTGCAGTTAAATCAATATGACACCATTGATTCATCTTTAATGGCGTCAAGAGATTACGTACGTCAATTTGGTACCCCAGAAGATTACGTAGAATATCACATATATACTAAGTCGGGGGAATTAATACTATCTAACTACGACTATACGGGGTACAAAGTACCTGATACATTACAAGGATCTACTGAGACTTACACACAGGAATTAGAATTCAATCCTGGAATACTATTAGAAGAACTAGGATTCAATTTTGGAACTTACGACGTTCAGTTCAATATATACAGAAAGAAAGTATTCAATACTAATCAGAAGGTATTTTTTATAAAGGAAATATCTAATGATAGAACAGAGATAAGAGTATCTTCTAATCTTATTTCTAGTCAGGACATAGAAACAGGCACTCTTAACTTTTTAAATGAGATACAGAGTTCCCCTTATTTCAAAGACTTCTTACTAAACTTCGGAGACAATCTTGTACTGAATGCTATTAACATAGCTCTAGACAGGAACACAGATCCATACAGTATTATCGTAAAGCTATATCAACCTCTTCCTGATCAATTGGGAGAAAAAGATTCCTTTTGGATCGTTGAAGAGCTTTCTGAAGCTCCTGTATATGAAGTTGTATTAGAGCCTACTCCTATACCTGAACAAATACCGTTTCTTAGTGGCCCAAACTTCGACATAAACGTAGATGAGTTTGCTATTAGACCATCTGACTACGTAAACATAAACAATCTATTTTCTAATCAATCCCTTACCGCATACCAGCAACTATACAATGCTATAAGCCAAAAGGGAATACAGATAAATGTAGATTACTCAGACTATTCTAATTTTATTCACTTTTCATCTGCAAAGGAGAGACTCCTTAATTTCCGTTACAAGATACAGTTAATAGAGGCATACCAAGCAGATATTTCTACAATTCGTACAACTTCAAATTATAATATTGCTACGAACTCTAGTTCGAGTATATACTTGTTGCAAAACAAGATTGATAACATCATAAAAAACTTTGATGGGTATGAATCATATCTATACTATGCTTCAGAATCTGCTGCATGGCCTAAGTCAGGTTCTGCGAAGCCTTACACACTTTATGCAGTAACTTCTAGTCAGGTAGTTAATTGGTTAGGAAACGATGACTACAATGCGTACAATTATGGTGGACAACTATCTACAGCCTCTGCATATGATGTAGAGAATCAAGATAGTTTAGCTTACACTGTACCAGAGTATATTTCAGTTGATCCAGTAAACGATCAGTATACTCTATTCTTAAACATGGTAGGTCAGCACTTTGATAATGTATTCATATACATCAAATCTATAACTGATTTATCTAGAGCCAACAATAGTTTGACCAAGGGAATCTCTAAAGACATGGTTTACTATGCTTTGAGATCTTTAGGTTTAAAACTGTATAACTCAAAGAGTAACGACAATATATTTGAGTATCTAATAGGAAGTACTACATCAGGCAGCTATGCTCCTACAGGATCTCAATACGATACTTTAGTATCTGCTTCAGCAGAATCTATTCCTGGGCAGGATATTCAAAAAGAGACTCTAAAAAGATTATACCACAACCTTCCTCTATTATTGAAATCTAGAGGAACTGAAAGAGGTATCAAAGCCCTCATAACTTCTTTTGGTATACCAGATACCATATTGAACGTAAATGAGTATGGAGGTCAAGATAAAATATCAGAAACAGTAGATTACGCTTATGATAGATTTTCATATGCGTTAAACCTGTCTGGATCTTACGTACAAACTTACTGGGGTGCTAGATATGATTACCCTACCGGGTCTACTACTGATTATGTACCTTCTGCTGTCGAATTTAGATTTAAACCAGATAAGGATTACTATAACACTACTTCTAGTTTATTTACTTTAATTTATGGATATGTTGTGACTGCCTACGCAGATATGTATCCAGATACATCTAGAGGTAAACCTTATAGTAAAGTAAATTTTTATCTAAGAGGAAGTCAAGGATATTCAAAAGCTTCCGTATCCCTGCCTATTTACATGACAGGATCAGGCGGGGAAGAGATGTGGTGGAATTTCATGGTCCAAAAAAGAAATCCTACAAGTATACTTGATTATAGTGCAAATCAATATTATGATTTGTATGTTAAAAATAAGATAGACACTAGAATAGGGCATCAAGCATCTGCTAGTGTATATGTAAACGGAGCCCTATCTGGATCTTATAATGTTAGCTGGAATAATGTAACGCAATCATTCTATCTAGGTCTTTCACCTACATTTGTCGGACATGTTCAAGAGCTAAGATATTGGACGTATCCTTTATCTGAATCAGTATTTAACTACCACGTATTAAATCCAGAGTCAATAAGAGGAAATGACACTGGTTCTTCATATGCAGATTTATCTGCTAGATTCCCTCTTGGAAACAATCTGTATACATACAATCATAGTTTGACAGGATCTGTATTTTCTGTACAGCCAAACTACTATGAGAGGTCAAGAATAGCAGGAGCATTTGTAAAATCAGCTAGTTTCTTTAATTTCCCTAATGAGAACAACTATTCTCCAAACGATGAGATATATGTAGCTGATTCTCCTTTAGGAGTGTATAGCACACCAGTTACTGAGAAAGTCCGTATTATAGATAATGAAATAACGGGCAGCGTATTATCTCCATTTATAAGAATGGAAGATGTCAGTGGTTTAAACAGGACCAATGATGTAAACTTCATAGATGTATCCTTCTCACCAGCAAATGAGATTGATAAAGATATTATATCACAGTTCGGTAGCTCTCTTAATATAGATAGCTTAATAGGAGACCCAAGAGATAAGTACAGCGACACATATCCTGATCTTAATCAGTTTAAAGAAGAGTATTTTAAGAAATACAACGATAGATATAATCTGAAAGACTATGTGAGACTTATCAAATTCTTTGATAACTCACTTTTCAAAATGGTTAAGGATTATGTTCCTTTCCGTAGTGATGTACACACAGGTCTTACAATAAAGTCTCCAATAATTGAAAGAAATAAAGCGAAGCAGCCTCATCCTATTATGGATATTGAAAATGGGGCTGTAAATGGTACAATATTGTCTGGAGAGATTGAAGCAGATAGTATTTACACTAGCGGATATGAAGATGGAAGCGATTTCTTTATAGGGGTTTTGTCTGGATCCTCAATCAATGTAGAAGGGGATTTTGACGAAAAGAATGCCAATCCTTACATATTATTTACAGGATCAGTCAATCAAGCAGAGTTTGATCAAAGTAACTACAATACTTTGATAAATGTGGTTACAGAAAGTGTAGATTCTAGAATATTCAAAAAAATTAATCCATATCAACCCGGAGTATCCGAGTCAGTTCAAATAAATGATGGACTGTATGAAGATCCTGCGTTTACCAACATTCGTTACAATGGATCCAAAACAAATAGCGCTTATTATAACGTATACACAAGTGCTTCCAATTTTTCTAAACAAGGAGAGACGATTATATGGGATGGAGATAATTCATATGGAAAAACAGCTGCTGTAGATGTGAATGTTAATAAGTTTGCATTTTCAAACAACATCATAGATACATCAGTAAACTTCAACGATAAAACAACTATCAATCTAAAATACCTTATTGACGCTACTGGATCTGCTAAAGAACTGTCTTCTGCAAACAACAACATCTTTGAGATCCAGAGCATGTATAAAAAAGGAGACACAGTTACATTATCTCTTTTCGATAAGTACAATCCTAGTAATCAGTCTAGTTTAGATGGAGACCATGAGATCTTCGAAGGCGGATTTAGATATTCACCTCTTCTGTACAGAGAGACTGCTGAAACTTTGTATTTTACATATAATGATCCTAAGATTGTAACCACATCAAGACTTGGAGCTAAAGCTGTTAACACCAGTTCTTTGCTTTGGCAGACTGTAGGAGATACTAATGCTGAATTTGATGATATTGCAAATGGAACCAATGCTACATTTAAAGTAAACGGAGTTTCTAATACAGCCATTCCTTTATCGCTTTCTAAAAATGCAAGCACATCTTGGCCATATCTTAGAATTCCTTTGAGTGATTATATACTAGGATCTTATGTAGGATGGGAACCGACAATCCTTTCAGGGTATACATTAGTTTCTAGAAAGATACCTGTTCCTTTATCTACTAAAGCAGATGATCCTGCGTATTATAGTATAGATTGGTTTATCCCTAACGGAACCGGATCTATTAACGGAGGGTATGCTACAAATGACATGAACGGTCTTTCTAGCACTGTCAAAACATCGGGAGAATACTACAGTTATCTGGAGGCTCCTAGATCATCATCTTATATTGTCAATGTAGATATTCCTGTTAAAGTAAAAGCAAAGAATCCTGAAGCATCTCCTTTTCTATTTTTTGGATTTGAGAGATTTAATGAAGTAGGACCTTCTGTAGTTAAGATAGTCGGTATAATAGAGGTGCAAAAGAATGGTGGATCTAGCTGGAATTACATAAACCCAGATAATGGGGAAACTTATGGGTATACTAAATTCAAAGCAACAAATATTCCTTTTGCTAAGGGAGGAGTGTCCTCGACTCTAACTACTAGAGCTTTAGTAGACGAAGAGGGAAGTTTTCTACTCTTCCCAGAAGAAACCACATCTGGGGTAGTAAACGGAAACTATATAAGCCCTTATTTCGAAGGAAGATGTCAGTTAATTAATAAAGAAATAGCCCTTGGACAAGGGGATAAATTAAGGGTTAGATTCTACTTTGCAGAAGTTACAACCTTCTTCAGAAGAAGTGAGGATATCTATTTTGAAGTAGGTTTAGGGGATACTTCTAAGGCATACTTAGAGATGTATGATAAAAATCTATCATCAATAACTACTGTAGTAAGTGGCTCCATTACCAGTGCAAATACTTTATTTACTTTGGGGGTAGATAACCAAACTCTAACATTTAATGATTCTGCTTCTATATTTTATGATAGGGCTACATTTGACGAACCAGATGCTAATAACCCTAATTCTATAGCATACAAGTACAGCCATGTAGATCTGCTATTCAAGCCTCAGATAGGAGATATATTCAGGTTTACTACCTACTATTCTAGAAACCCAGAATATTATATAATAGAAAGTGTAATTCCTCCTGTAATTATAGAAGTGGGTAACGACATGATTGTCCAAAGGAGTTTACAAATAGTTCTAAATAAGACAGTTAACCCATCCCAGGTGTCTGTAGCCACTTTTGCGCTATTCAGACGTTTACCAGATGAAACCACAGTCATAATAAACTTTGCAAAAAGGCCTGGATTATCGTCCAACGCCCTCCTAATACCAAATAACCTATATCCAGAAAATAGAAGAAATGTAGCCGAAATAATAGCACCTATTAAAGACACTTTACTGTCTAAGGTTCTCGTTATAGGCTAATTAAATTAAATAACACTCATATTTATATATACAAATCAGGAAAATGGGATATTTAAACAATATCATTGTAACAGTAGATGCGATCCTCACCAAGAAAGGACGCGAACTTTTAGCTAGAAACGATGGATCATTCAGGATCACACAATTTGCCTTGGCTGATGACGAGATTGATTATACTTTGTATAATCCTAGTCACCCGTCTGGATCCGCGTTTTATGGACAGGCTATCGAGAATATGCCTCTTTTGGAAGCATTTCCAGACGAGACGCAAGTAATGAAGTACAAACTGGTAACCTTGCCAAGAGGAACCAGCAAACTGCCTGTAATCAACGTAGGATACAATAGCATATCCCTCAAGCAGGCTGCTTCTATAGTAATTACTCCACAGACCCTGAACTACTTGGGTGCTGTTTCTACTTTTGAACCTAGTGGATATGTAATGACCGTGGCTGATGCTAGACTTCTTTCTACCTTTACTGGTATTGGTATTGACACCACTAACTTGGGTATCTCAGATTTGAATACCACAACTGGCACCCAAATCAGCAAAACTGCTATTGGTACCTCATTTACTTTGGTTGGAACAACAATTGATACGTTATTTGGATCTAACCTGACCAGCTTGACTACTACTGTAACTGTAGTGGGTAGAGATTCTGGGGCTAGAATTACCATACCTTTAACAGTAAATAAAAATAGATAAAAATGTCCTTTATACCATTTGAGACAGATGATAGTGTAATAAGTTCGGAGGTAATAACCGCTGCCTTGTGGAGTGGTAATGTATATAACCTAACCTCTTCTTTTACATCAAGCACTCAACAGACTTCCGTTAGCGGAAAGTACTATCTTAACGTATACAACCTAGCAGTTGGGTCTAGCGGATCTGACGTTCAGTTTGCTTTGGCTTATGGCCACGTTTCTGGTAGTGGATCTGCATTGTTTAACGGGTCTGTAAACGAGAAATCTCCAACTAGGGACATTTATGGACAATACAGAAACCTTGTATACGGAGATGAGGGATCAAAATTTAACTTTGGTATTAACACAGTAGATAGTGGTTCAAGAGATATTTTCGTTGTAAATGTAAACAGATCTAGATATAAGCAGAGAGTTAATCCAGGAACTTGGAATCTTACTTTGAAAAATGGAGCGGATTACCTATATTTGACAGATAATAGTAACGACACAACTACCACCAGTTTTGTTAACGGTAATAGATTCTATTATGTAGTTAGCGGTTCTAGCGGTAGAAGCTATGACAGTGGGTCTGTTCAAACAGCTAGTGGAAGCTACGGATTATTTTTCCCAGACATGGGATTCATTGTACTTAACCCTAGAGCATTGGCACTTTCTTACGCAAATAAAGGTATTGGAATTACAGTAGACGAAACTGCTGCTACTTCTTATTCCGCAGTGTATAACACAAATGCATCTAGTCTATTTAAATTAATTAATTCAGGATCTTCCTTCCAAGCTAAGAGCGAGGAAGTAGTATCATCTAGATATTTCTTTGTAAACGTAAAAAGCTCTCAGTTAAACTATACGACAAATCCTTCGATTATTGACAATAACGGAAATCTCCTGTTCTCAATTTTAATTGATAACCCACAGGTATTCCCTACGACAATTGGTCTATATAACGATGCTAACGAGCTTCTAGCTGTAGCAAAGTTGAGTAAGCCACTTCCAAAGGATTTTACTAAACAAGTAACATGTAGAGTCAAACTAGAATTTTAAAATTCGTTATGACTATATATGTCAGCATACAAACGCTTATATAATTCAGATGTCGTCAGTACTCCATACGTAGCGAACAAAGATTGGAGTGTTGGGGCTTGTGATTTGAGCGAATTTGGTATCACTGTATTAAACGGTGTAAAAAGCACCGGATCCTTCGATTACAAGAATAGCATTAAAACAAATAACGAGTACGATATACTTGTTTATGATTCTGTTAATGCTATATACTATCAAGCATTCTCTGGATCTTTCTTAGACGATCAATCTAACATAGATTCAAATAACTACGAGAGTGCTTCTACATTTATACCCTCTGGTTCATATAATACCTATGGTGCTCCTGGGTATATGATAAAAGATTTCCCTACAGGGTCTGGGGCACAAATCAAAGTATTAGCACTTTCAAAAGATGTATACGGGGACTCAGTGAACCCATCTTCTTTTGTAATTTCATCATCTCTTATCAACCTTCAAGATGACGGAAAAGGAAACGTATTTGACAAGATAGGAAGTGGGAATGTATTTGTTGGTAATATATTCTATGAGCAAGGCACAGTAGTAATAACTAATCAGTCCTATCAGGACATATTTGCATTACCTCCTTATGCAAAAGATGATTATTATCGTATAAGAAGATCAGCTGTTCCTTATACTTTATATCCACTTACAAATGATGATCCTAAAGGATGGACAATAATGACTTCATCCATAGAACTATCTGGATCTGATATATCATGTTTCTCAACTGGGGCAAATGGGAGTGTAATATTTAGCTGTGGTACACCTGGAACATATACAACTAATTATCGTTTTGCAACAAATAGTACAGCAAGTGCTTGTATACTGCATTCTAACTATGCAGCTATAGAAGTAGATGTGTTTGTTCAATATTGTAATTTTGGTATAACAGTAGAGCCTACTGATTCAGGACCTGAACCAACACAAACACCAGCGCCTACCGCTACCCCAGCGCCAACTGCCACCCCAGCGCCTACCGCTACACCAGCTCCTACTGCAACTCCTAATCCTACGCCAACTCCTACACCGACTGTTGAGCCTACTCAAACTCCTAATCCAACACCAACACCAACAGCAACTCCTAATCCTACTCCTACTCCTACAGCTACTCCTGCGCCAACTCCTACACCTACCGCTACGCCACTACCTACTCCGACACCTACAGCCACACCTAATCCAACACCAACTCCTACGTCAACTCCGGAGCCTACCCCTACACCTACCAGCACTCCGGAACCTACCCCTACACCTACATCCACCCCAGAGCCTACCCCTACACCTACTAGCACTCCTGCGCCTACACCAACTCCTACCAGCACTCCGGAGCCAACAGCTACTCCTGCGCCAACTCCTACACCTACGTCAACTCCTCAGCCAACAGCTACTCCGGAGCCTACACCAACTCCTACCAGCACTCCAGCTCCTACAGCTACTCCTGCGCCTACCCCTACACCTACCAGCACTCCTAATCCTACCCCTACACCTACCAGCACTCCAGCTCCTACGTCAACTCCGGAGCCTACCCCTACACCTACCAGCACTCCGGAGCCAACTCCTACGCCAACAGAGACTCCTCTACCTACACCGACTCCTACTCACACTCCTGATCCTACCCCTACCCCTACAGCAACTCCTAATCCAACACCAACACCAACAGCAACTCCTAATCCAACACCAACACCAACAGCAACTCCTAATCCTACTCCTACTCCTACAGCCACTCCTTGTGGTTGTTATTTCTACGATGTTGAGATCGTACAGTCAGATCTGGATGCTGCAACAGGAAACAGTGATACATTCAGAAACGGAAGGGTATTTGTAACATATAGACTATGTGATGACAGTGGTACAGCAACTTTAAATTATACAACAGCTAGTATATATGGCAATGCTTTCTGTCAAAACGGATTACCTCAATACTATCCAATAATTGATGTATGGCAGAACAACGTACAATTAACAGTAACATCTTCATTTGTTGTTAACACAAATGTTTGTTGTTTCTCTCCAACAGCAACTCCTACTGCAACACCAGCTCCTACTGCAACACCAGCACCGACTGCTACGCCAACTCCATTGCCTACACCTACGCCTACTCCTACACCTACACCTGCTCCTTGCGATTCAGTAAACACGTACAATGGTGGTGAGGCATACCCTTCAACTCAGGCAATAAATCTTGGTTCTAATGTAGGTTTAGTTTATTTGTATTATGACGCTATCGATGAGCCTGATAGATTTATAGTTACTTATGATAGTGCTTCTGTATTGGATACAGGTTATAGAGGAAATAGTTTGTATGACTATGGTCAAGGTAATAGAAATATATTTACTTCTTCATTATCAGGAAAAACAGATCCATTAACATCCTTAACTTATCCAAATGCTGGAGTATCTGACGCTGCTCCTGATGGATATCCTTATATAAATGGGGCTGGTGCGGGTACTGGCTCATTCTCTAAGACAACAGACACAACTATAGCTACAGTTAGTGTCTATGCTCCTATGCCAACTACACAATGGAGTTATAAATTGTTATGTCCAACACCATTCCCAACAGCTACCCCTACACCAACTGTTACGCCTACTCCAACAGCTACACCTAATCCTACACCTACTCCTACACCAAATCCAACACCAACGCCAACAGCTACGCCTAATCCTACTCCTACACCTACACCTACACCTAACCCTCCAACAAATTCTAACCTTGTAAATAATATTGGACAATCTACAGCAGATGCTGCATGTCCTTTGGCTAAGACAAGATACATTTGGGCATACTCACCTGGATTAGCGGATGGCATTACATACTATACTGGTACAGTATCTGGACCTACTGTTCCTTATACACTATTCGATGGTGGAGATTTGTGGTATAGCAACGGTACTACTGCTGTTAAAATAGGCTCTAATGGTACAGGAAATGATGACGCAATATGTGCAACCGTAACTCCTACACCAACTCCTACACCTACACCAAACCCAACAGCTACCCCTAATCCAACACCTACACCAACACCATTACCTACACCTACTCCTACTCCAAACCCAACAGCTACACCTAATCCAACCCCTACACCAACACCATTACCTACACCTACACCAACCCCATTGCCAACTCCTACACCAACACCAACTCCTACTCCTAATCCTCCAACAAATTCTAACCTAGTAAATAACACTGGTCAGGCGACTGCTGCCGATGCATGCCCTCTAGCCAAAACAAGGTATATATGGGCTTATTCCCCAGGGTTAGCGGATGGAATAACTTATTACACCGGTACAGTATCTGGACCTACTGTTCCTTATACATTATTTAATGGTGGAGATCTTTGGTATAGCAACGGTACTACCGCTGTTAAAATAGGTACGAATGGTACAGGAAATGCTGATGCTGTATGCGCAACAGTAACTCCTACACCAACTCCTACACCTACTCCAAACCCAACAGCCACCCCTAATCCAACACCTACACCTACGCCTACGCCTACTCCTACACCATTGCCAACTCCTACACCTACACCTACACCAACTCCTACACCTAATCCTACACCTACTCCTACACCAACACCAACACCGACTCCATTGCCAACTCCTACACCTACACCTACTCCTACACCTACACCTAACCCTCCAACAAATTCTAACTTAGTTAACTCAACAGGACAAGCAACTGCTGCCGCTGCATGTCCTTTATCTAAGACACTGTATATCTGGGCATATTCTCCAGGATTGGCAGACGGTATCACATATTATACAGGAACAGTAAGTGGACCTACAGTGCCTTTACAAACGTTTGATGGTGGAGATCTTTGGTATAGTAATGGAACTACTGCTGTTAAAATAGGCTCTAATGGTACAGGAAATGATGACGCTGTATGTGCTACTGTTACTCCTACACCTACGCCTACTCCTACACCATTGCCAACTCCTACTCCTACACCTACACCAAGTTACCAAATACAAGATGCAACACTACAGGAATGTCAAGAAGGCGGATGCGTAAATAGCTCTACAACTGTGACTATATCATCTAAGAACGAATTATCGGTTAGTAGTTATTATCTCGACAATCAAATAGGTGTATTTGTAGTTACTAGCACAAGATATTCAAGTGAAACACCTGCTGATTATACAGTAGCTCCTACTGATATAACTGGAAATCAAGATTCTTACTGTTGTGCATAAAATTTAAAAAATGAAAGGGTTGTTGTGTGATTATATTAAAAAGCCAGTTTACAGCGCTACTTTTAGAATAGAAAAGAATAAAAAGGGTACCCACGAAAACTGTGTATTATATTTAGTACAAAACAACAACTTATGCCTGTTTAGCGGTAGCGACAGCTTAAGTTTTTATGAGGCTTTTTACTCTGAAGTCTATAATAAAAAGTACGATTCTGTGCTAATAGCAGGACTAGGTCTGGGGGTTTTACCGTTTATTTTCCAAAAAGACAATTGTAAAATAGATGTATTGGAAGTAAATGACGAGTTAATAAAAACAATTACCTCATTTAACTATTTACAAAAAGTCAACATTATCAAAGGGAATGCTTTAAATTTTACCCCAATTGAAAAATACGATCTTATAGTTCTGGATATATGGTCGGATGACTCCTACGAAGGTATCCACCATGAAATACACAGTTGTGTACAAAACTATAGTAAAAATTTAAAACCGGACGCTTTTATATATGTTCCCATAAATAAAATAAAAGGCCAAACAATTTGGAACTAAAATTTGGTCAAGTTATATAAAATAATTATTTTGCAAAAAAATCTGTCATGAAAAAGGGTAAAATATTTGTTCAGATCGCTAGTTACAGGGACCCTCAACTTATTCCAACAATAGAAGAAATGTTAAAACATGCCAAGAACCCAGAAAACCTGGTGTTCGGGATATGTTGGCAGTATGACGATACAGAGCCTATAGACACGTATGATAACAATCCACAATTTAGAATTAGTAAGCACCATTATTCCGAAAGTGAGGGATTGGGATGGGCAAGAAATCAGACAAATAAACTTTATGATGGAGAAGAGTTTACTCTACAATTAGATTCCCACCATAGATTTTTAGAAGGTTGGGATGCTTTAATGATTGGGGATTATAAACAAGCTTCAACAATGTCTAAAAAACCTATATTAACTACATACTTAACTCCTTTTAATGTAGCCAAAGCAGACGAATGTAGATGTAATTTACATCCAGTACCATGCTTAATGTCACAGTATGAATTTAGTTCAGACAAACTTTTAATGAGCATGCCTTGGTATATTCAGGATTATAAACAAAGAAATACTGTGATAAAAGCCAGGACTATGAGTGGACATTTTTACTTTGTAAAAAGCAAGTTTATAAAAGAAGTCCCATATGACCCAGACATTTATTTTGGTGGGTATTGTGAAGAAACTACTATGAGTGTTAGAGCGTGGACATCTGGGTATGACTTCTTCAGTCCATATAGACAGTACATTTGGCACGAGTATACTAGAGAAGGTAGGCCTAAGCACTGGGAAGATCATTCAAAAAAAAGTGAAACAAAAAAGACAAGTACAGAAAGGGATGTTTTTGCAAGAATGAAAACCAGACAAATATTTGGGATAGAAGATAATGGGATTAAACTGGGAAGGTATGGACTGGGAAAGGTAAGAACTTTGCACGATTATGAAGTCTTTGGAGGATTTGACTTTAAGAATTTAAGAATACAGGATTATACTTTGAAAGTAAACGAGCCTCCTAATCCTACACCATGGGAAGACCAGTTTAATTTTGAAGATTACAAAATATTAGTAGATTGGGATGTAAACTTCTTTAAAGATTTAAATTTTACAAGACCAAAATTTTTAACTCTTGGAGTTTTAAATCAAAATAATATAGAGCTATATAGGGAAGATTTTACTCTAGAGAATAAACCTGAGTTACTAAATCTTGAAACTAATTTTATAAACCTAGAATTTAGAGCAAGTAGTAAACCGAATAGAATACTAATGTACTTGTTTGATGAAGATAAGCATTGGAGTTCACCTTATCAAAAAGATATATAATGAGAATAGCATTTATAGTTATAGGAAATAATAGAAGGAGTAATTATTTAAATGGTTATAATCTAAGATATGGTAACGGAGGAGGATCAGGGACGGACACCAGTGCAATATTAGTTGCCGAACATCTTGCTAAAGAAGGGAACGAAGTAGTTTTTGCAACAGAAAAACTAGATCAATCACTTATTATAGAGTACAATAAACTAGGAAGAATCTATACCCCAGGAGAAGAATTCTATGGTGTTAAATATACTAATTTAGAATTCGAAGGAATAGATAATAAAGAATTTGATGTTCTTGTTAGCATGCTTTGGTTTAATAATTATGACAGTCTCCCTATAAAAGTAACCAAAAGTGTAGTGTATTGGTCACACATGCAGTGGATGTATGGCACTTCTGATTTGTTAAAATATGTTAAAGATAATAACTTATCTTTAGGAGTAGTAAACATATCAAAATGGGAAAGCGATATGAATAAAGGTTCTTTTTCCCACATAAAATCTGAGTATGAGTGGCATGAACAGACTACTATACCAAATCCAGTTTTTGATGAACTTATAAAAGAAGTAGATAGTCTTAATATAAAGAAAAAAAAGAATAAGTTTATTTTTCATGCTCTTTGGACAAGAGGCGGAGACGTGGCAGTAGATGCTGTAAGAAAACTAGATTTAGAAAATAAAGAATTCCACGCTTTTGATTATTTAATGGTCATTCATGGGCATGAGGATAAATTCTTTTTTAACCATCAAGGTGTAGATAAAAAAACTTTATTTACTCACATAGCAGAGAGTGAGTATTTTTTATACCCTCTGTACACTCCGTATAAAGATGTGCATAAAGATACATTCGCTTGCACTGTTGCAGAAGCCATAGCTTTAGGGGCTGTTGTGATAACCTATCCTTTGGGGGCTCTTCCTGAAAATTTTGAAAAATATTGTGTGTGGCTGGAACCACCTACTGGTGCTTCTTTTGATAAAATGCAGACAGAGCAACTTTCCAAAGATGAACAGGGTATATTTAAATACACAGATAATATAG